GTTTCTAAATGTTTACATGAATCCCAACCTCTGTCATAAGACATTCCAGCAATATCATAAGGATGACGAGAAATAACCACAACCAAGTTTTCTTCATCTCCTTCATACGCAACTTTTCCTTTATGTCTTTCGTTGAATTTTTTTAGAAGTTCTTGATTTCCTATATTAGAAAGCAATCTTCCAATACGTTGTGTTCTATTGGATTTCTTAGATTTAGCTAGTCCATCTTTCCATGAAGCAATTTCATAATCCAATTTAGATAGTTGAGAATTGATTTCCTGATACACTGGATCTGATACAGCACCAGAAAGAGGAAGAGTGATTCGCCACTTTCCATCAAACCAATCTTCATATCGTTCCTTGTATTCTTCACCTATCTGTTGATAGATTTCTCTATACTTCGAAAGCTCAATTTTTTCTGTCATAGTACAGAAAGTTTTGAATGATGGAAATTTCATAGATGTTCCTTTTATATGTGAGATTATAGTATAAGTATTTATCTCAGTAATAAAAGTGTTTTCTCAAAATTATTCAGCTTCTTCAGTCCACTTTCTTTTATAGGTTCTGGTTTAAGATATTTGAAATTAAGAAACTTAGCTGGAATTCTTCCTCTATATGCAACAGCATTATCTTTCCCTATGATCGATTTGAAATAATTTGTCTTAGATAATTTTTCATATTCGGATTTAACATTCTCTAATATCATATCAATCTTTTCTTCATATCCATATTTTCTTCCGATGTATTTTAATTCTTCCGTAGACGATTCATCATTAGTTAACACTATATTTAAAATCTTTTGGTTTATAATTTTATTATAGAACTCATTAAAGTATTCATCTTTTTTAATTACACCATGTAACAAAATAGTCGAAACTAACTTTCGTATCCTATTTTGAATGTAATCATCATCTACTAATAATTTTGTCATATCCGGTACGGTTACTTCTATTACAACAGGGTTATCATTTCGTTTCTTAGCCTGTGATTTAGCATACAAATAAGCTAAATGTTCTGACGGAGTTAAATATATATTTTGATCTGTATGTGTGACTATAGTAGAAAGATTTCCTCTATATACAGATTGATATTCTTTAGCTAGAGTTTCAGTATCTATAGGTTTTAAACCCACTCGTTTTATATTATCTATAACTGATGAAGATGTTCCATGATATAAAATTAAATTACCAGTGACATAATGTTTTTCTATATTATGACTTATTTTATATGTGGTATCAATGATCCCATGTTTCAACAGATCATTAAAAAATCTTTTGATATATTGTTGGTTTCCAGTATACTTTTCCACAAAATCAGCAGCATTATTGGTTGCAGTATATATAATCGGAAATTCAATAGTTTTGTTTTTAGTATCAATGATAAGTTGCGTATCATAAAATTCATCATGTTCATAATCATATTCACTATAAGTTTGTTTTCCCTTTACATCCCTTAGTATCAATTTATGTTTGACTGTACCGGCAAAAAATCTATCAGCAGATTTATTCATTCTGTAATCATAAATCTCTGTAGTTTCTATCATGAAATTTTGTAGATATGCCATATCATTTTATCCTTTAAGTTTTTGATTATTTAGTCGTCAAAGAAAGAATTCATATCTATCTTCTTTTCAAAATTGAATCCTATCGAATCCATCACAATTGTCATAGGCTTCATGAACAACACTTTCCATTGTTCATCATAATCAATCTCAAACTTTCCTTCAAACTCTTTCGGTACTTTCTCTGGACAACCAAACACTTTACTTCCAAATATATTCGGTTGTTTGATATATATGTATCTCATCTTACTTCCAGATGCAATAGGTTGATATTTATTGTGTAGTTTATGTTCTACCAGAGCTTGATTGTAAATCAATGCTGCTCTTGCTTGTAGAGGGAGTCCAGATGTTTTCAATGTCAAAGGAATCTGTATCACACTTCCATCAGGTTGTGTTCTGTTTCCAATCAAGTTGATAGAAGTTGGTTTAGAAATCTGAGCAAAAGAACATTTGTAGAAAATCTTCTTGAACTCCTGAATCATCTCCATACAACGTTTATTATCTTCAGTGTCTACCATGACCTCAATAATCTTTTTCATTGCCTCACGAACGAAAGCAGGATATGCAGCAGTCTTAATAACAGCTAGTCCCTTTATCTTAAATTTTGGTTTGTCTACGAGATTAACACCTTCTTTATACACCTGTCGCATCAGGTATAGTTTCTTTTCGACAAAGATCGATTTATCCGCAATACATTCATGCTCAATCTCAATAGTCATTTTATTGACATTGATAGCAGAACCAAGACGTTGAACGTATTCATCGACACAAGGTTCAAGTACTTTCTTTTGATATTTGAGAATAAAATCTACAACAGTTTGTGAATAAGGAACGTTATTATTATATTTTTTATTGACAACTTTTTCTAAATTAAAAAATCCAGAATCAGTATCCTGATAAACCCATGAAATCATTGGGTTTTGTTTTTCTAAGTATGTATTGACACCTCTTGCACAAAGCTGTCCTTGAAGAGTAATAGCTTCAGCAATTCTTGTATCATAATAACGTGAAAAGTTACAGCCTAAAAATCCGTAGCACGAATTAATTGCAATCTTGGTTATCTGTGATTTAGATTCAAGTAGTTCTTTTTCTTGTTTATTTTTAGTTAATTTAATCTGCTTCTTAATCTCTACACGTTTCTGAAAAACTTCTGATACTACTGATGCTATGAAACTTTGTTTATCTTTATAGAAAAATTGTCCATTACAAGTATACGAAAGATTATGTTTCTCTAATATAGGTTTAATCTTTTCCAGTCTATCAATATCTAAACAAGCTTCTACACCAAAGAAACTTTTCCTTATTGCTTTGAGATCATCATGTTTATTGATGTACCATTCTGGTACAATAGTTTCTGGACCCATATTAGAAGAAATTAACTGGTTGGGATAAGAGCTTACTATGTCATATACAGTAACCCATCTATGAAGTCCACGTACAGGATCAAGAACATATCCACCTTCATAATCTTCTGCTCTTTGTACTTTCTTTGGTGGACACAGAATATTTTTGTGATATAGAACATTATAGAGATTTGCATCCCACGGAGTCACTGTACCAAATATAGATTCCAAATCACATTTCATCATGTACGCATAGTTGATAGCAATATCAATGAACTTGAGTTTCTGATCTAACAGATACACAAGTTCAACGTCTTTCTGGTTGTATTCAATATACAACTGATGATTCTGTTCATACAGTTGATTGAGAGATTCATATTCGGTTTTGTATTCTAGTTTCTGATTACTAAGTTCAAGTGAAGAAATATTGTCAAGAGAATATGAATCTTTATTGTCGTAAGTAAATTTTTGATACAGCACTAGATAATCTAAAGTGGATATACCCTGAATCCTGTATACTTCTGTTTGTCTTTTATTGATTGTTGCATGTCCATGAAACAATCTTTTGTCAGGAGAAAGTCTGTTGGCAGCATCTTCCCCTAGAATTTTATTGATACGTTTAACTAGATAGGGGATGTCAAACCCGGAGATATTCCATCCACTTAGCACATCTATGTCTTGACGATTGAAAAAATCTATGATTTGTTCTAACAGATTTTCTTCTGATGAACAAAGAATGTATTCTGTGTTTGATACTGTATTATTATATGGTTTCAATCCAAATATGAAATACTGATTAGTGTTCATGTTCTGGAAAGTGATTGCTGAAATAAAGTCTCCATCGTTCTCAGGTTTAGGGAATCCACCAGAAGAAGATACACATTCTATGTCAAAATTATAGATGTTCATAACTTCTCGTTGTGGAGGTATTTCACCTTTATAATGTTCTGTGATGAAAGCAAGATGAGGATTGATATCACCATAGATATCAAACATGTTCTTGTTCTCTTTGATCCAATCCTTTGCTTCTGCGATGTTCTGGAATCTGATTGTTTTTAGATTGTTTCCATATATATCTTTCCAATCACTTTCTTCATTGACTTTGTATCCAAGTATAGGTTGGAACTCTACAACTTCTCTCTGCTTCTTTCCATTGAGTGCGTAGATATGTGTGATTTTGTTTGCAGAAGATTGATATACATTGATGTAAGATTTCAAGAGGGAAACTCCTTTGGTAAGAAAATGCTGGTGAAGATATTTAGTTCTTCACCAGCATTTATTGTAGCAGAATGGTTTTGATTTGTCAATTATAGTTCATCTTCTGAGATTTGTTCAATTACTTTTTCACCAGTGAGAACATCTATAAGATGATCAATCTCGTTAACTTCAGTCAAAAAGTTCTGCCTATCACTTTTCCATTTCCAATAGCTCTTGATTGCTTGTTTTGTAGCTTTTTTGCTCATATCATACTCTTTACAGAAATCAGTGAGAGCTTCATTGACAGTCTTAGCTGCATCCTTCTTAGCCTCTTCCAGTTCTTCCAGATGATCTGCAAATTCAATTAGTGTTTTCTTGTCTACCATGTCGTTGTTCCTTTCGTTAGTTAAGTATTTTGTTTCAATATTTGTGCTTCTTCTTGAGACATTCCATGAACAGACATGATATGTTGTTCTAGTTTTTCTGTTACAACTTTATGATTACATATAGGACACATACAGATTGCAAGTTTTGGTGTAGATACTTGTACGTCAGGAGCTTTACATTTATCCAACATATCTACATACATATCAATATTGGATTTAGGTTTCTTAGTGAACCATGATTTAATTTTTTGCCACATTTTTATACCTTTCTTTATGGAATTGGAGTATTTAAACTTATTGGGTATTTTTGATTACAAAGATTCCATGTACCTAAGATGTGTTCCCAAATAGTTATATCTTTGATATAGAACTTATTGAATATCTTATACAAATCTTTTTTGATTGAATTTGGAAGTTGTTGTCCCTTGTTGAACTTTCCATATTTAACTTTCAGAATTTGTAAATCTTTGATCTGTAACACGATTGACCATTCATTCTTGTAGTAGAAATGGAAAGATGGATTTCCAAATGGTTCATTATAAACCATGATGATATATTTCTCATCTCTATATACTGGAGCAAATTCTTCGTTTAAAGTTTCGTGTAGCAATCTTTCAAACAAAGTGAGAGTTTTATCTACCATATCATTATAACTTTTTATCTATTAATAGATTATACAAATCTTCAATTGTATTAGTAGGAATGATATTACCATCTTTGTCAGTTGCTGTCAAATCTTTTCTCTCACCATAATTAGTTTCATACAACCACCACGAAATCCATTCATCTTTATCATCGAAGATTATTTCTAATAGTGTTACTATAGCTTCTGTTGCTGGATATGCTAGTTCTGATACAAACCATGAAGAAGAAATCTCTTCCATAGCTTCATTGAACAAAGAGTTCTTTTCTTCAGTTTGTCTGAGAGCTTCGATTGCTTGTGTGAATTGTTCTAATGTAAGTGTCATTGTGGTTTCCTTTTAATATTGTTGATATTGCTTGATGAATTGTTCTGTGTTCATATTACAACATCCAACACTTTCGTCATCATATGATGATTTAGACATCTTCCAGTTGACAGCATCGACATAGCAAGAGAACTTTCCTTCTTCTGTATAATATGATTTAGGATTGATCTCTAGTTCAATAAGCTCTGTTTCCATTTCTCTTGCTAGACATGTATCAAAAGACCATGCAATATAATGTTGTTCATGAGCTTTGATAAACTTCATCAGATCAGATTTATATTCTGTGTTGATACAATCTTGTCTCCACTTTGGAAGAGAAAGCATATTCCCTTTGTGTTTCAATCCTAGACAGATGAATGATGTACCATAAGATTTAAGTTTGATAATATCTTCCATGATAGAATCGAATCTGCTGTGGTTGATCAATTCAGGAATAATATGGATAGCAATCTTTGCTCCAATATGTTGCAGATATTGTATCTCTGGTGTCATGTTTCTCACATCAGATTCTGAGACAGAGATACCAATTGTTCCAACCAAAGATTCGATTTGTTCCCAATTGTCAATACACCACTTCACGTTCTTAGTAGAGAAGTTTGCAGTGATTTCATTCTTCTTGAATGCTTGAAGAATTTTGATGAAGTCTGGATGTTCGGTGGGATCTCCCCCGCCGATCGCACACTCGCACAGTCCTTCAATGTGTGATAGATTATAGTTGATAAAATCGAGTAGCTGCTTTGTGTCAGCATGTTTTCCATCAACCTTAGATGATTGATAGCAGAAGTAGCATACACCATCACCAGGCTTTGCACTGTTTCCAAACTTACATTTCTCTGTGATTGACAAGTCAATCAACTCTGGACAAACTGATTTTGTTCGTGGAGTTGGATTGTCTTTGAACGAGAATGTAGTTTTAAATCCAGTTTTAGAGTTGTAGAAAATCCACCAGTCACCATCTTTGTAAGTAAGTAAAGAATCTTGACCACTCTCATTGAAATCAAAATAATCTGGAAGAGCTGGAGTTCCTTCGTATGAAGTTTGATATTCATCGTTGTCATTTCCACCAACAACAATGATATCATTCTTCATCAGATAGGCAGTCAGTTCTGATACAAACTCGTCATGAATCTCTTTATAGTCATCATACCACATTCCACGTTTGAGTGGAATTACCCAACGTGATTGATGATCGACACCAACAGAGAAAGTTTGTTGATTGTAATCTGGATCAATTGGATTACAATCAATTCCAGTCAGTTTTTTGATGTAAGTCCTACGAAGAACTGGTGGAATGAATCCTAGATTCTCCCATAGTTGAGCAAAGATATAGTTTTGTTTTGCTTCATCTGATGCAGCAACAAATTCATTCCATCCAAACTCAAGTTCACTTATAGAATCTTTATCTCTGTATTGCTGGTTCGTAATGAGAACAGAATGAGTTGAAGAAGAATTGGTAGCATGATTGATTCTGACATTATTAAATTTCATAGTTAGTTCACTTTCTTTATTGAATCTAGGAAATCATCAGTTGTCATTTGGCCCTGTGAATTCCAATATTCTATAAGTTGTTGTTTGTTTACAGATATCCATAGTTTTATAATTTTCAATTCTTTTTGAGATAATTTACATTCTCCTTCTACTATGCTTCCAGTTTTAACTTCTATTACAAAATTATCTGAATTGGAAAATTTACCATATACATTAGAAACTTTGACTCTAGCTCCATGTTGAATTTTAGTATTACCTTGTGAGTAACAATGGATAACTATATCTTCAATTCCAGTTCTACGGTAATCTAGATTAGCAAATTCATATAGAATTTCTGGTTGTTTTAAAATGAATTGTTTAAACGAAGGTAGATTCATTTTTTACCATCTTTGACAGTATTTTGTTGAAAACATTGTATAATCTTACCATCTTTTACACCTAGTTCATAACATTCTATGAGTTTATCTACAATATCTTCAAAGATAGATTCAACCTCACTATGACCAGAAGAATGGCCTTGTTCATAAGCAATACTATAAGCTAAGTCTAGTACTTCTTTTGGTGCTTTGTAATATGAATATAGCTCTTCTACCCATTCAGATATGATCTTATTTTGTTCTGCATAATACCAAGTATGCTGTTTCCTGTATTCACACTGCACTTGTTCTACAATCTCTTTCTCTTTTTGAAGATGAGCTGCTTTAGTTCCAATAAACGTATTCAATTCTTCCTCAAATTGTTCTTTGATAGAAGAAATGGTTGGATATTTTAGTGGATCATAACGTGATTTATACTTATCGTACCAGAGGCTCATTTCTTTTTCCTTTCTTTTACAATATATTTTAAACGAAATATTCTAGGAATATGTACCATAGGATATATTTCTTTGTCAAGTAAATTTGTAAAGACGATGTGCTTCCCTTTACTCTTGTTACATGCTTTACAACATACAACCAGATTATCTTGACCAATATTTTCTTCTAACAGAATCACAGGGATGATGTGATCCAGAGAAGCTTGTTCATACGATATCACAGATTTACAGTAAACGCAAATCTTATTTTGCTTTTCCCATAACTCTTCCCTTATTCTTATTCTATCTTTATGTGATTCTCTCATAATCAGTTTGCTTGTTTAGCTTCCTTGAATGAATCTTTTAACACTGGTGGAAGCTCTTCTAGTTTAAAAGTTCGTTGCTCTCCATCAGATCGTTTGATTGTCCAGTACATCTGGTCATAAATATTTCCATGAAAGAATGTTGATACAGTTCCACCATCAAACGCTTCTTTCCAAAGTTCTTGAATTGCAATGGATCGTTTCAGCTTTTGGAGTAGAACTTTTTTCTCTTGTTCTTTCTGTTCAATAGTAGAAAGTTTTTGCTGTACAGTCATTTTATTTCTCCTAAAAATGGATGATGGATATTAACTACCCCATCATCCATTTTATTTTTAAATTGAAGCTTGTTGAAGAGCTACATCAAGTGCTTTTTGATTGAGTTGAGCATTTGCACCAACCCAAAGTGAAGTCAAACGATTTTCAGCAGATCTTCCAGCTTCATGATTGATGTACTCATTGATTGCATTGAAAGCTCCAAAATAATTACGAGTATTGTGGTCCAAACCACGTCCAGATTCAAAAATAGTTTCAATCCTTTCAATCCTCGATTCACGAATTTCAACTTCTTCAGACTTATCTTTCACATCTTTTGAAAGTACAACTTTGATGTATTCACGAAGCTGTTTTTTATCGATACCCTTAGAAGCAAGAAATTTATATTGTTCAGTAGTGGCAATGAATTCACCTTTAGCTGTGTCCATAATCTGATTAATCATATTGAGGGTAATGTGAATATTTTTGGTGTGCTTAACTTTCAAATGCTTAGATGATTTCAGCATAGGCATTTGATTTGTACAAAATAAACGTCTCGGAGTAAAAGAAGTTACTACAGAACTCTTTCCATTAAAGCTATTCAGAAGAGTGATGTAACTTTCCACAACATCACCTTTTGTAATCTCAACAGGATCAGTAACAACTTTTGCTTGAATAAAAGTCAACCCATTCTTGAAGCAACCAATGTTATCAATATAAGCAACTTTATTTTCTACAAACGGTTGGAAGAAAGAAAAAGCTTGTTTATTATTCAGAAGTTCATAACGATCACCTGCTGTACCCAAAACTTCACCAGTATCTTCACGAACGATTGCATTGTTCTTAGGAATCTGAACACCATTAGCAAGATAAGTAGGTTGCATAGAAACTTCAAAATCCATTCCTGATTGAGAAAGAACTTCTTCTACAGAAAGAAACTTATCTTCAAAAGCAATAGTATCAGCACCCCAAAGTTTTTGTGCGAAAGCCATGATGTTTCTCCTTTTGTTTTAGTTTGTCGTTCAGCGTGTTTTAACTCTATCAAATTTAAATTAAAATGTCAAGGATTATTTTAAATTTATTTTTAGTCATCCAGATTTATTTCATAAATTTCTTTTCCATATGGAGAATGTAACAATTTGTATGATAGTGACCATCCATCTGAAACAACTTCAAACAAAAATTCTCTGTTGTTGATGAAAAGTTTTATCAGATCACCTTCTCTGTATTTTTTATCTCTGTTACGAATTACATTTGTCAATTGAGTATACAGAATATGTTTTGCTTTGTAGTATCGATGACATAACATCTCTTTCCTGATATCAGCTTTATATAAAGCTGTTCCAATCTCTTCATTGATTTTAAATTCAGGTTCCACAATCCAATTGAACTTTATATAATCAATTCCATTTTGTTTGGATGGGATGTACTCCCAATAGGTATGTTTCGATTTAGAATGATATTCATGTGTAGGTTTGACTACAGCATAACCAGCTTTAATTACCATATTGAATGCTGGCTTATGAATAGTTTCACAATAAGTCTTGAATTTATTATACAATTTGTGAGTAAGAAGTTCCAATTCAAATATATCTCGTTTCATTTGACATTCCTTTTATTCTAAATTTTGATTAAAAATATCATATACAAATGATATTGTCAAGATAAAAATAAACCTATTATTTATATTGTGTAAACTTTTTTAAATTTTATATAAATACTAGCATAAGTAATATATTATCACAAACAACAAAGGAGAAATAAACAATGGCTTTTTCAATGTCACCCTCAGTAGAGGTGAAGGAGTATGATAACTCTCAGTATATCAATAACTTACCATCATCTAAAACAGGAATGGTGTTACGTGCCGATTACGGACCTTGTAATCGTATCACTCCTATTACCAATGAAGCTGAACTTCTAAAGTGGTTTGGCAAACCAACAGCAGCTAACTATCAAGATTGGTTCCAAGCGTGGAACTTTCTACAGTATGCCGCATCACTGTATGTAATTCGTCCTATTGAAACTTCAGTAAAAAATGCTGGTGCTGCTCTTACAGGTGAAACTTTTTCTACTGGTGTAGATCAAGATAATCTTTATAACACCGAAGTAGCAGAATTAACACTTCAGAATGATTCTCTTTTCACTTCAGATCGACTTTATTTCTTTAACCGATTTATAACTTCTGAACAAAAACTAGGTATTGCAGTTTGTTCTTCTCCCGAATATTGGAAATCTTCAATTGCAAATGAATTCTCTGGCCTAGTAACTACTGATGCAACCACCAAAGATACTATGAATAAGATTGGTGGTTTAATTTCCGATGTATCAGCTTCAACAATTGTAAATTTGTCGAATAATACTCTAAAAGCTGGTTCTAAATTTATCTCTAACGATAATAAAATTTACACTGTAAAAACATCAGCAACATCTTCAATCACTTTAAATGCTGGAATTTTACCACGTCAAATCTCAAAGTATACAGCTAAAATTAAAACTGCTGGTTTAACTATCGATGTTGCTACTACTGGTGTAGTGTTTGATACCACCGAAACATTTAAACTTAGTAAGTTTGCTATTGTTGAACTTGGTACTGGTAAATTTTTCTATGTAACTGATCTTGGTACTGATGTTAATGGCGAAAGAACTGTAAAATTTGAATTTGTTCCTGGTGCTGGAGCTACTACTAATACAGCTACTTTTTCAGATGGGTACGTTTATTCAAACACTGAATACTTTGTAGCATCTCTATCAAATGATTACTATGTTGGTGTATCTCCTACTGGTTCTTATGAAGTTCCAGTTGGCACTACTGTTATCAAAGTAAAATCTGGATTCAACTATCCTGCTGGTTCTAAAATTCTTTTTCAACATGATGGTGAAAATTATGTACAAGTAGCATCAGAACAGTTCCCCGAAGAATCTGACCTTCCTGGAGATCAAATCGATTCCTATGAAATCATTTCTTCTAATTCTGGTGACAATACAATCACACTTGATGTTGCTCTTTCAAAGAAAATTGTATTCTCAGATGCTTCTGGTGGACTATTCGATGACATTGATATTCAGCAACCTACTATTACCGGCATAAATCTTTTCTCAACTGTTTACGATGATTCGCTAATTCGTAAAGTAAAAACTACTCTAGTTGATGCTGAAACTGGTAAAGCTACTCCTATTATCATAGAATATCTTGCTGCTTTTAATAATCTATTTGATTATGAACCAGAATGGATACAAGATCAATTCGTAGTTATCGTCCTTCAAAAAAATTCATCCAGTAAATTTGAAATTGTGGAAAAGAAATTAGCTTCATACAATCCTGCTGGAAGAGATTCACAAGGAAGAAATATTTTCGCTAACGAAATTTTCTTCTATGGTTCTTCATATGTATTCTGTAAAGTTAATGAAGATGAAACACTTAACAAAGCAAACACTGCAACAGGTGCTTTAGTTAAATTTCAAACTAACACCATTACTCTTCTAACTGAAACGCCATCAGCAAATCTAGTTCTAGGAACTGATTGCGAATATGGTACTGTTTATCCAGTTGCTACAACTATAGATGATAATGATGTAGAAACAATCACTTATGATCTAATCAAACAAGTTGCTACTTATGATCCAAATAATTACAACAAAGCTGATATCCAGTTTGCAGCAGATCAATTCTCTGACGCTGAATCATTTGATATCAATATCCTAATTGCACATCAACTTGATCTAAACGGAATGTCAGAAATTGCAGAATCACGTAAAGATTGTTTTGCTATCGTACCTTATTATGATTATGTAAAACTTGTCGGTAAAACAGCAACAGAAGCTTCACAAACTCTATTGAATGAGTTTGGAACACAAACTGTGTCTGATGCAAAAATCTTCACTACTAACGGTACATACTCTGCACTGTATGGTAACATGAAATATCAGTACGACAAATTCAATGATGTAAATCGTTGGATTGCTGTAGGTGGAGATGTTGCAGGACTATATGCACAGACAGATACTAATCGTGATCCGTGGTGGGCACCAGCAGGTCTTGAGCGTGGTAAAGTAAAGAATGTTATTAAACTAGCATTCAATCCTAACAAGCAAAACCGTGATGAACTATACATCAATGCTATCAACCCAATTATGTCTATTGCTGGTGAAGGTGCTGGTATTGTATTCGGGCAGAAAACTGCTACAGCTAAACCTTCTGCTCTTGATCGTGTAAACGTTCGCCGTCTACTAATCACCATCGAAAAAGCTCTTGCATCTGCATGTAAGTACAGCCTATTCGAGTTCAATGATGCTTTCACTCGTAACCGTCTGAAAGGTATTATCGATCCTTTCCTTCGTACCGTAAAAGCTCGTAGGGGTCTATACAGTTATGGAGTGGTATGTGATAGCTCTAATAATCCACCAGAAATCATTGATCAAAATGGTTTAGTAATTGATGTATTCGTGTCTCCAACAAAGGCTGCGGAGTTTATAGTTCTAAATGTAAACATCCAAAAAACTGGTGATGTATCATTCTCTGAATCAGCGAGTTAAAAGTAAATAAAATTGTAGTAGTTAAAAGAGGATACAGAAAAACTGTATCCTCTTTTTTATTTGCAATTATTTCATTTTATGATATAATAAAT